GTACGGATACGATCGTGACTATGACTTAATTATTATTTCGAAAGATGGTACTATTGGCGACATATATCACATTAATGGTCTTAATATCGCGCTTCCTAGACCGCCGAAAGATTTGGAGGTTGGGGAAAACAGATGGATGCCACATGAGTACCCGAAAGAACTTCAGAAAATAAAGTCTTCGTTCGAGTGGTCAAGACGTGATAACGTATTTAAATCACAGTGGGTTGACTACATCGAGAATGAGTTCGACAGACGTGAGTTTGGGTACTGGTTCATGAACGATGGTGAGCCAACTTACATGACAGGTACACACTATATGTATCTTCAGTGGTCTAAAATAGATATCGGTCTTCCTGACTTCCGTGAATCTAACAGAATATTCTACATCTATTGGGAGGCGTGTAAGGCTGATGAGCGTTCGTTTGGTATGTGTTACCTTAAGAACCGTCGTAGTGGATTCTCGTTCATGAGTTCTGGAGAGGTATCTAACTTAGGTACAATCTCTAAAGACTCTAGGCTTGGAATACTATCTAAGACTGGTCCCGATGCCAAGAAGATGTTTACGGATAAGGTTGTTCCAATAGTAAGGAACTACCCATTCTTCTTCAAGCCAGTTCAGGATGGTATGGATAATCCTAAGACAGAACTTTCGTTCAGGGTTCCTGCATCGAAGATTACCAAGAAGAGTATGAACGAGGAGAAGACTGAAGATATCGAAGGTCTTGATACAACTATTGACTGGAAGAATACAGCAGACAACTCATACGATGGTGAGAAGCTTATTTTACTTGTTCATGATGAATCTGGGAAATGGCTAAAGCCTGACAATATATTGAATAACTGGCGTGTAACAAAGACATGTCTTCGATTAGGATCTAAGGTTATTGGTAAGTGTATGATGGGTTCTACATCAAACGCACTAGAGAAGGGTGGTAACAACTTTAAGAAGTTGTACATGGATTCCAACCCTAAGATTAGATCAGCTAACGGACAGACTAAGTCAGGGTTATACAGTCTATTTATACCTATGGAGTGGAACTTCGAGGGGTATATCGATAAGTATGGATTCCCAGTATTCGAAGACCCAAAGACTCCTGTTGTAGGTATAGATGGTGAAATGATAGACAACGGTGTTATTACTTACTGGAATAACGAGGTTGCAGCACTTAAGAATGACTCTGATGCACTTAACGAGTACTACAGACAGTATCCTAGGACTGAGTCTCATGCGTTCAGAGATGAGTCTAAGCAGTCACTGTACAACTTATCTAAGATATACCAGCAGATAGACTACAACGACTCTCTTATCAAGGAGCGTGTACTAACTAAGGGTAACTTCCACTGGAAGGATGGAGTGCTAGACTCTGAGGTTATATGGACACCAGATCCAGGAGGAAAGTTTACAGTATCGTGGTTACCACCACCTGAATTAAGGAACAAAGTAATAACAGATAGACACGGAAAGAAGCGTCCTGCAAACGAGCACTTGGGTGCATTTGGATGTGACCCTTACGATATATCAGGAACTGTAGGAGGTGGAGGATCTAACGGTGCTCTTCACGGACTTACTGGGTTTCATATGGAGCCTAACGCTCCAACGAATCAGTTTGTATTAGAGTACGTTACACGTACACAGACAGCAGAGATATTCTTCGAGGATGTCCTTATGGCTATTATATTCTACGGTATGCCAATACTTATTGAGAACAATAAGACTAGGCTACTGTACCACATTAAGGATAGAGGTTATAGGGGTTACTCACTAAACAGACCAGATAAACACATTTCTAAGCTCTCTAAGACAGAGTTAGAGCTTGGTGGTATACCTAACTCATCTGAGGACGTTAAGCAGGCTCACGCCTCATCTATAGGCACTTATATCGAACAGTACGTAGGGTTTGATCAAGAAGGTACGTACAGAGAACCAGACGAGATGGGTAACATGTACTTTACCAAGACTTTAGAAGATTGGGCAAGGTTTGATATAAACAATCGAACAAAACATGATGCCTCGATTAGTTCAGGACTTGCTATTATGGCTACTAGAAAGAACATGTTTCAGGTAAAGGAAGAAAAGTCAAAAATAAATATTAATTTTGTCAGATACAACAACAGTGGCAACATTAGTCAATTAAGAAAATAATGGATAGCAAACCATCGGTAATTATAAATAACTCTCCATTCCCAAACCAGTACGCAACTGATGCAGAGAAAAAAACTAAAGACTACGGTCTTAGAGTTGGTAAGGCAATTGAGGGTGAGTGGTTTAAGCGAGTTAACGCAGGTAGCTGTAGATACTACGATCAGTACTTAGAGTTTCATAAACTGAGACTTTACTCTCGTGGTATGCAGCCAACACAGATGTACAAGGACTTGCTTGCTGTTGATGGTGACCTTTCTTATATGAATTTAGATTGGAAGCCAGTTCCAATTATACCTAAGTTTGTTGACATTGTTGTAAATGGTATGGCTGACCGTGAGTATGCCTTGAAGGTAGAGTCACAAGATATTTCGTCAGCAGAGAAGAAGAACTTATTCCAAGAGATGGTTGAGGCTGATATGTTGGCTAAGGACTTCTTGAAGCAGACTAAGGATCAGTTCGGTATCGATGCATTTAACGTGCCAGAGGATGAGATTCCTGAGAATGATGAGGAGCTTTCATTGTACATGCAGCTTAAGTATAAGCCAGCTATTGAGATAGCTGAGGAGGTTGCAATCAATACTTTGTTGGAGATGAACGACTACGGTGATGTAGTTAAGCCACAGGTAGACAGAGACCTTACTGAGATAGGTATTGGATCTATTAAGCATTCATTCAATATCGGATCAGGTGTCGCTGTCGAGTACGTTGACCCTGCATCACTTATCTATAGCTACACAGAGAAGCCAGACTTCTCAGACGTATATTATGTTGGTGAGGTTAAGCAAGTTCACTACACTGAGCTTCGTAAGATTAACCCATCGATTACAGATGAAGAACTTAAGGATATCAAGAGTTCTGGATCTGCGTGGTACAACTACTACCCAATCATCAGAACTTTCCAAGACGATGTGTTTGATGATGAAGTAGTTACGTTGTTGTACTTCAACTACAAAACAGAGAAAAGATTCGTATATAAAAAGAAGTACCTTGACAACGGTGGTGAACGAGTAATCCGTAGAGACGAGACGTTTAACCCAGAGTCAGAGAGCGAGATGTTCGAACGACTTGATGTTACTAAAGAGGTATGGTACGAGGGTGTGCTTGTGTTAGGTACTAACACTGTCATCAAGTGGAACATGCTTGAGAACATGGTTCGTCCTGATGCTGCAACAGAGAAGGCTTTGCCTAACTACGTTATGTTTGCACCAAGTATGTACAAAGGACAGATTCAGTCGTTGGTAAAACGAATGATTCCTTTTGCTGATCAGATTCAGCTTACACACTTGAAACTACAGCAGGTAATGGCACGAGTAGTTCCTGATGGGGTATTCATTGATGCAGACGGTATTGCTGAGGTTGACCTTGGTACTGGTGCAGCATACAACCCAGAGGATGCACTTAAGCTATACTTCCAGACAGGATCCGTTATTGGTAGAAGCTACACTGGTGACGGTGAGTTTAATAACGCACGAATTCCTATCCAAGAACTTAACAGTAACAGCGGTCAAAGTAAGATGGCTGCTCTTATAAATAACTACAACTACAACCTTAATATGATCCGTGATGTCACAGGTCTTAACGAGGCTCGTGATGGATCTTCTCCTGACCCTAACGCATTGTTGGGTGTTCAGAAGTTAGCTGCTCTTAACAGTAACGTTGCTACACGTCACATCCTTCAAGGAGGGTTGATGATTACTAAACGACTTGCAGAGTGTTTGTCACTTCGTATTGGAGATATTTTACAGTACGCTGACTTTAAGGATGAGTTCGCAATGCAGATTGGTAAGTATAACCTTGCTATTCTAGATGATATCAAGAACCTATACCTTCACTCCTTTGGAATATTTATAGATGTCGCACCAGATGCTGAAGAAAAACAACAGCTTGAGGCCAACATCCAGGTGTCATTAGGTAGAGATCAGATTGATCTTGAGGACGCTATAGATATCCGAATGATTAAGAACTTGAAGCTAGCTAACGAGATGCTTAAGGTTAAGCGTAGACGTAAGGTTCAGAAACAGCAGGAGCGTGAAGATATGCAGCAGCAGATGCAGATGCAGATCAATATGCAGTCACAAGAGGCTGCCGCTGCTCAGAAGCAGCAGACTGCTCAGATGGAGGCTCAGGCTAAGATCGCTATTAAGCAGAACGAAGCACAGCTTGATATGCAGAGAATGCAGTTTGAGGTTGACAAGAAGAAGGAGCTTATGGCCCTTGAGTTCGAGTACAACATGCAGCTTAAAGGCATTGAGACTGAAGGGTTGATGAAACGTGAGAAAGAAAAAGAAAAGGCTAAAGATAAACGTGTAGATCTACAGGCAGAACGTCAGTCTGAACTTATTAATCAGCGTAAGAACAACCTTCCTCCAGTTAAGTTTGAGAGTACAGAAGACTCACTTGGAGATTTTGATATGGAATCATTTGAACCTAGATAATTATGTTAAAGCCTAGAAAAATAAAAGTAAATCCTTACTTATCAGGAACAGCTGGAAAGTCTGGATTTGATGTTAACTATGGAGTATCAGTAAGTAAGGGTCCTGTAACTTTAGACGTTAGTCAGAGTGCAGGAACTGGATATAAGCCTGAGACAGATATTAATTTATCAGTGTCTATTCCTATTACTAAGAGAGTAAAGGACAAGCGTAAGAGATTATAATGGCTTACATAGAGCATAACTTCTTCCCTTTAAAAGTATTCGTAAGGAACGAGTACATGTATCAGTTTAAGAAAGGATTTGGGGAGTTTACTGAAGGTGTTGTAATATCTGTTAGGTGTATGCCTGGGCAGGCGGCATTATTTCAAGTACTTCTAGACAACGGTGTTATGCGTGATAAGTTACCTAGCCATGCGTTGTTGACTGAGCCTAAACTACCTGAACCAGACCTACCGTTCCACGTCCTACAGATATGGAACTGTTTCTCTTACAGATTCACAATCACACAGCTTTCTTATGTGTACGACACTCCTGTTGAGGTGTACATGAAAGATAGGAACTGGTACAAGGGTAGTTACTACGCTACAATTAATTGGGGATCTAACGACATTAATACAGACATTACTTTAGCTGAAGATCCGCTAGAGCATAAGTCGCACCATATAATACTACTTGACAACGGTCAGATAGCACTACAACCTAACAATAGAGTTAAGTGGTCTGAGCCATCGTTTGTCACTAAGCCATTCCCTGAGAAGCCAGACTACTTGGTGAATGATACGTACTTTAACTGTGAAGGTTTTGAGAAGTGGAGTACAGAAGACTCTTACTTAATGTTTTACGATAATAAATAAGTTATGGCAAAAGGATTATATGCAAACATTCACGCTAAACGTAAGCGTATTGAGCAGGGTTCAGGTGAGACCATGCGCAAGCCAGGTACTAAAGGTGCGCCTACAGCAAAAGCATTTAAGGAATCTAAGAAAACAGTTAAGAAGAAATGAAAGATTCTAGACTAGCAAGAGCAGGAGTCACTGGATTTAATAAGCCCAAGAAGACCCCAAGTCATCCTACTAAGTCACACGTAGTTGTAGCTAAGGAAGGTGACACTATAAAGACAATACGATTTGGGCAGCAGGGAGTGAAGGGTGCTGGTAAGAACCCTAAGACAAAAGAAGATAAAGCTAGGAAAAAATCTTATTATGCTAGAC